CCTACTCTCCAGGCTTCGGTTGTTTCCTCGCACTCAAGGCCGGGACCACCGATCATGCCGGCGCGTGCGCGATCGCGACGCTTCTGGTTTTCCTTGTGCGTCACCAGTTCCGTGTGCTCGGGGTCGGGATTGACGCAAAGGCGGTTGCGGCATTTGTGGTCGAGTTGCTTCTTTCCGGGAATGTAGCCGTGCTCATTGGTCCACATGACCAGGTGGACAGCGACCGTCTGGCCGCCGAGCGACATGCGCGGGTAGTTCTTGCCGCGGCCTTTGCTTCCCGAAGTCGGTCCCTGCCAGATCCAGCAGCCGGTGACGGGGTCGATAAAGACCCTCGCCATGATCTTTTCGCGGATCTCGTCGCGACGGCTCAACATCATCCGTGCCGCCTCCAAGCATCGAAGGCGTTGACCAGGTTGCGCCAGCGTGCGGCGGCGACCTGGTTGTCGTCCAACTCGCGGCGGGAAGAGATGTTGAGGATGGAGCGGACCTTAGTCGCGGCGCGTTCCTTCGTGAGCGGCCGCTGGAGGCCATGACGCTCCTCAAGGAATTTCAGGAAGGCCGGCTCGCTGCACTTCATGGCGCATTCGGCGGCGAACTGCTTGGGCTTGGGCTGCTGCGCAGAAAGCCTCTGGCGCAAGTCCCGGATCTCGTTAAAGGCATACTGCAGCAGGAAGTCCATCGCCCGCATGTAGGTCGGTGCGTGCGTCATGATACGGCGATCGTCATAGCTGCAGGCCGGCAGAAGGTGGGCTATCGGCTCCACCTCGCCTGTTAATGTGTCCTTGGCGCAGATCTCGGCGAGGCCGCTCTCGATCTCATAGGATTCGCACCATTCCTCGCTGGCAAGACCGAGCAGCTGGCGTGCGTCCTGGTACTTCTCCTTCGCAAGCTCAAGGTTCATCGACCGACCTCGTCGCAGAGTGGGCCATTCGCGATTTCCAGCAGCACGTTGGCGTGGCAGGGGGTGCCGAGCTTGCACCAGCAGGCGAGGTTTCGACCGCGTAGGGCTTTGATGATGTCAGTCCTGGTCGGGACCGGGTCAATGAGACGGCTGTTGTGAGGGCCGGTGACCGTGACGTCCGCGCGGAAGCGCTCTACCGCATCGGCGATTGCCTCTTCCTTGCTCGGCCATGTCGCCGCAACGCTACGGTGCGCCACCATCCAGCGCTCGCTTGGCGGCGCATACTCGTCGCGGTCCACTCGGTAGTGGTTTCCGAAGCGCGTGGTGCGGTCGACCTTGACGGCCGGCAGTCCGTTGAGGGCGAGGCTGGTGGCCTGAAGGTCAAAGCCCTTGCTGCGGGATAGCTGAAGGCGAACGGGCTTCGTCACTGCCGCGGCCCTCCGATAATAACCGTCTGGCACTTGCCATTGGCGCCTCTGGAAACAGCTTCGGCAAGGGCGCGCGGAAGGGCGCGCTCCATAGCGTTACGAAGCTCTTTGCGGTGACGCGGATCGGCGACCGAGGAGAGAACTGCCGCTTGCACGCTGACAAGAGCACCGCAGAGCGCATTCATGATCGGCGCATCGAACGTCTTTCCGGTCTCCTGGATCGCGGCGTCGATCGCGTCGGCAAGAATTTGCGCTTGGCGGGCTTCTTCCGCTTTCCACTTTTTGAAGGCTTCCGGTGTTGGTGTCATCGGCGCACCTCCGGAAAGCCGTTGTGCTCGACGCCGTCGAGGAGGCGGCCGGCTTCTCTCTTGCCGACGTGGCGCATCGCCACGACATTGCTGGCGTCAGCCGGGTACTGATCAAGTTTGCCGTTGGCGTTGGCGATTAGCTCGCCAATACGTGCGGTGGCGGGGTTCCAGAACTCCGTGATGGTGATCCGTGTCGGGGTGAAAGCGCCCCACTGTTTGAACAGAAGCGGCACGCCGGCGGCGGCGCACTGGTCGCGCAGGGATCGTGCCCAGTCTGGATGCATCGGCCGGGCACCGCGGCCGCTCTCGCCGCCGACGACAACCCAATTGAGCCATTCCGGACGGCTGCGGTAGATCCCATGCGAAACCACTTGAGTTTCGCCATCCTCGGTGACCACCCGACCGATGTTATTCCACGCTGGGATAAATCGACCTTCGATTAGTTCCTGTTTGCTGGTGCACCTCTGGTACGAACCGGCTGTCCCCATGGGATGCTGGCCGTTTTCGATCGCGCTGCGCAGCCAAGCGTCCGGTCCGCGCCCGTATTCCGTCCGCCAGAAATCCTCGACCTGTTTGCGCACCTTCTCCGGAACCCATTGCGGCCACGAGAACGTATCCCACGCCCTTTTCGGGCCTTTGATGTACCCGGGAAGAAAGGCGCGAAGGTCGAGCGAACCAAGGAGCGGTTCGGCGCTGATCCAGCGCACGGCGGAAGGCGTGTCGAGTAGGATGGGAATGCGTTCGTCGGCGCGCTTCTGATCCTCAACTGAGACGCCGAGCCAGACATTTGGGAGCGGAAGGCCACGATCACCTGCGATACAAATATCAGCAGACCAGGTTGCGCCATCTTCCGAATCGATGCGGCAAGCCGCCCCCATCAGTCTGTCCAGTAATCCGCCGTCGCACAGATAATGTCGCATGCGCTCCGGTCGCTTTGTCAGCACCTGGAAGGTGTGCTGCGGCGCCAACGCCATGACGGCGAAGATCTGGTCAATCCATTCGTCGGGGACGCCCTCGGCGAAGAGATCGCCATGGGCGCAGACGAAGATCATGCGTGGCTTTTTCCAGCGCAGCGGCTCGTCGAGCCACTGCGGATTGAAGCGGACTTCACCGGTCCAGACCGGACCGGCCTTCGTATCGCGGGTCAGGCCTTCGCGGCTCGGGTGGTTCCGCAGCCGCGTGCCGGCGAGCTTCATCGCATAGCAATTGGTGCAGCCCGGCGAGACGACGGCGCAGCCGGTGATCGGGTTCCAGGTCGCATCGGTCCATTCGATCTTGGTGCCGTCAGCCATCCGCCGTCTCCGCCTGGGGTGATGGCCCGAGAACTTCGGCGAGCTTGGCCTGCTGCCATTCTCGGACCGCAGCCGGCCCCTTCTCGAAGATTGCGTCGGGCGTGATGAAGTCCAAATAGGTAGGGCCATCGCTGATCGTTTCGCAGTCGGTCTCGGAGACCGGCGGCAAATTGAAAGTGACGCCCGGGCTTTGATTGATGCATGCGGCAATGAGTGCAGCGATTGCGTTGACCTGGTCGTCGGGCTGGAAGCCGTTGCTGTCGACGGTCAGGACGTCCCGCCCATCTGCATCAAGGATTACGCCGCACTCTTCTTTGGATACGTGCAGCGGGAGCTTTACGCCTTGGAGTAGGAAGGCGTCGTTGAGAGTGGGTTGGGTGTTCAAGCTCATGGCCGAAACGTCCTAGGCGCGCGGGCCATTACGCTGCCCTCCCTGTACGCTCGTCGATAGCCTTGACGTGCATGGTGATGCGCGGGAGCGAGATGGGGCGGACGTCATAGCCGCCGCCCTCACGGCCGTGGCGGGAGAAAACGACGATGCGGCGGGCGTCTTCGCGGATACCGCGCTTTTCGGATGCGCGCCACTGCTCGCAACGGGCATAGACATAGTCGTGCATCACGTGATCCATCACGCCAAAGGTCTCGGCGAGGCGGACGATCGTCATGCCTGCGAGGAAGCCGGCGCGCACGGCGGGTTCCTTCAGCATGGCTGGCGAGCTGGACAGGCCGGCACGCGAGCGGCGGAGGCCGACGACGGGGTGAGACATCTTCATGACAGCACTCCCACCGGAGCGAGGAGGCACGCATGCAGCTGGCCCATGTCGCGGGCCGGGTCCTGGTCGGGCTGGCGCGAGAAGTAGGCGTGGGCGCTCTCGGCGATCGAAAGGCAGGCGATCTCCTCGATCGGCCGCTCGAAGACCTCGGAGATGACGCGCAACCGCTCGGCGGTCGCGACGTCGATATGGACGGTGATGTGCGACATGGTTCCTCCTGTCGCCGCCTCAGTGGCGGGGGTTGATGAAAAGATCGAAGAAGAGATCTTGCAGGTGCGCGCGGTCGATCCCGTGTGCTTCCGCCGTCTCGCGGAATTCACGCGTCGGGTGGACGAGGCAAACGATCAGCGCCTTGCGCTGCGCGTCGGTGACGTCAGCTTCGGCGAGCTGGCTGAGGACGAAATGGGCGCTGCGGCCGGGTGTGGCGCTCGGCGGGGCGGGCTCCGCCTTCGGGACGAGGGTGAGGACGGGCGCGGTCATGTGCGGGCGTCCGACTTGAACTGCCATTCCTTGCGCAGCACCGTGTTGGTGGCGAGGCCGGCGGAAAGCAGCATGGACATCAGCAGCGCCAGGATGGCGCATGCGACGAAGAAACGGGTGGGGCAGGCTTCCAGCCGTGCCTTGTGATAGCCGGTAAAGCGATCGTTCATGACCAGAAGCTCCAGAGAATGACGAAGTGAAGAGGGAGGGTTGCGGCGATGCCGGCGAGCACGCCGCGCACGATCCAGACAGGCAAGTCGCTTACAGGGGACGGCTGCGGATCGTGGCGGCGGGCTCTCCTCGCCATGGCGCTTTACGCCGCTTGGGCCATGGCGGTGGCAAGCTCGGTGGCACGCGAGCCGAACATCTCGATCTGTTCGGTGCGGAAGCCCTTCAGGCGCAGATCATCGGCCGTGCAGCCGTCGCCGACGTCGATCATGGCCTGCGCCATGCGATTGATGGTGTTTCTGGTGTTCAGTCCGCCGTTCGGTTGCATGGCGATTTCTCCGCTTTCGGGTTGGTGGAACCTCCCGGGCGGCGCGGAGAATGCTGAACCTGTTCCGCGCCGCCTTCAACGAGGAGGCATGCGGACATTAATGCGGACAAATAACCGCTGTCAATCAGAAAATGAGGACAAACGACCGCGTTGCGGTTATGGTGCGGTCGACCGCAGTTTCGATCAGAGGTGAAAAGTGATTCGTTTAATCGGTGTTTCCGCCGCCATATTCCTTAGCGCGCAAGGCGTCGCAGCCGCGGCCATGGATCTGTGTGGATCCGGGAAGCGGATCAATTGCGTAGTGGATGGAGACACATTCTGGCTGCGGGGGGGGGAAAGTCCGCATTGCGGACGTCGATACGCCTGAGATCAGTCAACCTTCGTGCGAATCAGAGTTGCAGCGTGGCGTGGCGGCGCGTGATCGATTGCTGGCCCTTCTGAATGAAGGTCCGTTTCAGCTGGTGGTTTCCGGTCGTGCCGTCGACCGCAATGGCCGTAAGCTTCGCATCGTTGTTCGTAACGGACGTTCCCTCGGCGACCAGCTCGTCGCGGAGGGCTTGGCGCGAACTTGGGATGGAAAACGTAGGCCCTGGTGCGACTAGGCTACTTGAGGCCGAACTGCGCTTTGGAGACGAGCTTATCGTCTTGGAACATGGCGTTCATGTTCCCGCCCATGCTATTCCCGGCCCACATGAGCATCACCGTTTTGATCCCGCCAATGTCGGTGTTGCTCATCTCCTCGCCCTCGCAACCAAGCACGCTCACGGCCTGGTCGTAGGTCATCCCGGAAGCCAGGGCGTTGTAGTGGGCCTTCGTCACCTTGCAATCTGATGCAAACACGGGCGCGGCCGCCACTGACATCAGGGCGGCCAGGATGATGCTTGTTTTCATAAAACGTCGTTCTCCTACTCTAAGTCCGGGATCTTGCCGTGTTTAAAAAGTTCCACGGGAGGGCCGTAATCGCCGACCGCTGGATCGGCATCTCGGGCCCATGCGATCACACCGGCATGTTGAGTGGCGAGGGCGCGAGCTTCGCGTACGGCGCGCTCTTCGGTCTCGATCTGCTTCGGTTCGAAAGCGGGTATCAGCTCGCCGTCACCATTTTCGTCGAACGCCATCAGTACGATCAATTTGCTCGCGCTCATTGGCTACCTCACCGTTCCGAACTTTCTAAGTACCCGCCCGACAATGAAGAGATCCTCGGAATTCCATTCCTTGGTCGCGTGACGCGGGTTATCGGACATCACTGATACAATCTGCTGCTCTGCGCCGGGTTTGCTTGAAACCTCCAGGCGCTTCACGACGACGCCTCCGATCTCGTCGAGCACGGCATACAAACCAGGGGGAGAGGGCCATCGGTGGCGCGTATCAATGAACACGACATCACCCTCGTCGAGGGTTGGCTGCATCGAATCACCTTGAACGGGGATGATTGCCACGTCCTGCGCAGCAAGGCCGAGGGCGATTAATATAGCGGGTGGTAGGCGCCAGTAGTCCCGAACGTGTTCCGCCGCAAAGGTCATCCCATGACGACCTGGAACCCCTTCTGAAACGATACTCAACCCGCCGCCGCCCATGCCGCCCGTGACGTCTATCTGCGCGGAAGCGCCGGCAGGGACGCCCTGCAGCCCAGTTTCGGAGCCCATGGTCATCTGGTTTTCGTGGGGAACGTCGTGGTCGTGAGCGTCAGGGTCGAAACTGGACACAATCCGAGGTTTTGTTGCTTGTCGCGGCTTTTCAGCTGGCAGAAGCTCGGTAACTCCTACACCTAGACCTGCCGCGATTTTCTGCAGGGTATCGCCGCGGGGTGAGTTTCCGCCGCGCTCGAAAAGCTTGCGAAAATAGCTTCGCTCCAGCCCGGCAGCCTTCGCCGCGGCCTCATAGGTGAGGCCCTTCTCGTCGATGATTTCTTTGATGCGTTCTATCACTGGCGTGCTCATGCGCGGATTATCGTCCGCATTGGGGTTTTGTGAATGCGGTCTTTTGGCCCTTGACAAATGCGGTTAAATAGCCGCATTTCTGACCGCATGGTTTTGAGAGAGCAAATCGTTGCCGTTGCCGATGTCTTTGCCGATGCCCGTGGCATAGGGCGAAAGCGCGTTTCCACGCTCGTGTTGAACCGGGGCTCCAAACTCGACGATATCGCGTCGGGGGGAGATCTCGCGACCGGCACTTTTGAACGGGCGATGCTTTGGTTTTCTGAGAATTGGCCCGAGGGTGCCGAGTGGCCCGCCGGCGTGCCGCGTCCACGCGTAATGGCGGAGGCGGCCGAATGACGATGTTTCCCAGGCAAGGCGTGAAAAGCATGGAGCTCCTCCCTCCCGTGTGCCTTGCTGCCTGGCAGGGGCGCGACACCTCCTCCCGTCGCGCTCCTGCCTTTTCTTTTCTGACTGCCTACGCATGCGGGCCTCCCTGATCTGATGGCCTGACCTTAGACCGCCTTCGCGCGGCTCTCACGGAATCCTTTCGCTCTCAATTTTTCCTTGACCTAACTCAGGGGTGTTTTCGTGCGCTCTGTTTCTGACTGCAATTCCATCATCAAGGCGGCGACCGCCTCGGCCTATGAGGCTGTCGGCGGCGTCAGCGCTGCGGCAAACATGCTCGGCGTCGGCTCGTCGTCGCTGACCAAGTACGCTTCGACCGGCGACGAGTGGGCGTCCAGCTTCATCCGCTTCGATCTCGCCGTGCAGCTGGACCGGCAAAGCCCGCACCCGTTTCTCCTTAGCGCCATGTCGCAGCTCGTGAGCGAAGAGAAGCCGGCGAGCCTCGGCAAGATCACCGCCAGCGCGATCCTCAAGCTCGACGGCGTGCTCGACGACGTCGTGCGCGAAGTGGCCCGCGCGATCGAGGATGACGACCACGTGGACGCCGCCGAGAAGCTGGCGATCCGCAACCGCATCAACGCCGCCAAGCGCTTCCTCGCGCAGCTCGACGCCATGCTGGTGGGTGCGGGCTGATGGAGTGGGGTGAAATCGACGTCCATAAGACGGTTTCCGATATCTGCGACCTGCTGCCCGACGATGAGGTCAAGGGGTTTTCGCTCTTGCTGACGACGGCTGCCATCTTCGCGCTGGAGCTCGGGCACGACGACGACCAGGCACTGGCGAGCTTCATCGCCGCGCTACGTGAAGTTCGCGCCAAGAGCGAAAAGCAGGGGGTGCACTGATGTGCTGCACCCTGAACGTCCGCCTTTCCAGTGAGGCTCGCGCCTTCCTCAGAACCGTCCGCAATGCGGGCGGTTCTCTTCATGTCGAGCAAGACTGGCAGATCCCGCTCGCGAAGGAATGCGCCGCGCATGCGCTGCTCGGTTTTGCCGGCGGCACGATTGGCGCCGTCCCGCGTAGTTCCCGCGTCGAGATGACGGGCAGGGGATATGACTACCTCGATCGCCTGATGAGGGCGCACTGATGGTGCTCTCGCTTCCCCGTCAGATCCTCGTCGAACGCGTGCTGCAGCTTTGGCGCGGCGGCCAGCGCGACACCCATGCCATCGCCGCCGAACTTCGCCTCGATGAGCGCGAGGTCTGCCTGATCATCGAACAATCGGAAGGACGCAAGCCGTGAGAAGGATTGAAATTTCGCGCGCCGATCTACGCGCTGATGTGGAAGCCGGCCCCGCGCCGATGCTGGAATGGATCGATATCGACCGCCTCGTTGTTGACGACAGCTATCAGCGCGACCTGAAGCGCGCGAACTGGACGTCGATCCGAAGCATTGCTGCTGAGTTCCGCTGGTCGATGTTCTCGCCTGTGTTCGTAGCGCCAGTCGAGGGGGGGGGCATACGCGATAATCGACGGCCAGCATCGCACCCATGCGGCGGCGATGTGTGGTTTCAGCCAGGTGCCTTGCCAGATCGTGCAGATGACGCGCGGCGAGCAGGCGGCAGCCTTCGCGGCCGTCAATGGCAAGGTGACCAAAGTCACCGTTTGGCAGCTCTTCAAAGCGGCGATGGCGGCGGGCGAAAAGTGGGCGAAGGAAGCCGACGAGATCGCCCGCGAGGGCGGGTGCAAGATCCTGACCTACGGCAAGAGCCCGAAGGACAAGAAGCCGGGCGAGATCTACTCGGTCAAAGGCTTCGTCAAGCTGATCGAACAGCGACCCCGCGGACTGATCGTGGCGGCCCTGAAGTTGGTGCGGGCCGCCGACGGTTATGGCGACAATCCGGACGCGTGGGACAGCACGTATCTGATGCCGCTGCTGATGGCCATCACCGAGCGACCAGCCGCGATCGCGAATCCTGGGTTCGCGCGGGCTTTCGAGGACTTCGACGTCTGGGAGTTGGTCGATCGCGACGATGCCGAACGGAAGGAGAAAAGGCGGCTGGGGATCGACTATCCGCCGCGCTCCGAGACGCTGCGGGCCGGCGTGCTGGAGTGGATCGACAAGACCTTTCCGGCGCGTGTCGGGCTTCCAAAACCCGCAGGCAAAGCCGAGATCATGGGGCGCATCGGCGCCCTGAAGGCGGGTTGATATGAGCGAGTTCGACCCGTTGGCCGTGAGCGGCCGGATGGCTGCAGCCGGTGACGATACACCGGCGCCGACTTCGTGCGAGCGGCCGGGCCGCGAGGTTTCTTCCAACCAGGTCGCACGTGACCAGCTGCGTGCCTTCATCGAGCGGATCGAGCGCTTGGAGGAGGAAAAGTCGACCATCGGTGACGACATCAACGCCGTCTACGCAGAAGCGAAAGCCACCGGTTTCGAGAACAAGGCAATCCGAAAGATCATCGCGATCCGAAAGAAGAGCCTCGACGAATACAACAACGAAATGGCGGTTCTCGACACCTATCTGGTCGCGCTCGGGATGCTGCCCGGAGGCGACGATGACTGATGGGTGGAAGTCCTCATTCGAGGTGAAGATCGGCAACAGTGACTTGCCTGATGCGCTGCTTGTTAGCGAGATCCATGTGGGCCACCGTCTCCGCACGGTCGACCAGGCGAAGGTCGATGCACTCAAGGTCTCGATTGAAGAGTTGGGGTTGCGAACTCCGATTTCCGTCGTCAGGTCTCCCGATGCGCCATCACAGCTGAAGCTCGTTGCCGGCGCACACCGTCTCGAAGCGATGAAGCAACTCGGCCGCGAGTACATCGCTGCTATCGTTCGCAGAGAAGACGATCTCGACGCCGAGCTTTGGGAGATCGACGAAAACCTTTGCCGGGCTGAGCTGACGCCGGCCGACCGGGCGCTGTTCGTGTTCCGCCGCAAGGAAATTTACCTCATGCGGCACCCGGAAACGGGCCATGGAGGGGAGAGGGCAAGTCGCCAAGTTGGCGACTTGCGACCTGACGAGCCGAAGCGGTTTACCTCGGCGACGGCCGAGGCGACCGGGCAATCCGAACGTGCCATCCAGCGCGACGCCGAGCGTGGCGAAAAGATCTCCGAAAAGGCGCTGCGCATGCTGCGCGGCACGCGCCATGACAAGGGCAACGTGCTCGACCGGCTGAAGAGTATGCGCGGCGAGCAGGAGCAGGAAGTTTATGTCCGCGCCTTGTTCGATGCCGACAAGGCGACCGAGCATGAATCCAAGCAGATCCGGACCGATAAGCTAGCGACGAAGCGGGCCGTCCGCATCGGCGTCATCAACGCAATCGCCCAGCATGGCAAGCGTGCCGCCGGCGAGATGCCCCGCGCAGCGTATGCGGTCGGCTATGCTGACCCGCCGTGGGAGCAGGAAGCCTGGAGTGAGGAGACGGGGCAGGACAAGGGTCTGATGTACCCGCCGATGCCGCTCGACGAGATCAAGGCCCTTTGCGCTGGCGACAAGAGCCCGTTCACGCGCGATGCGATCCTGTATCTCTGGGTCACCACGAACCGCCTCGACGACGGCATCGCCGTGCTTAAGGCCTGGGGCTTCGAGTTTGTCTCCGCCATCACTTGGGACAAGCAGCATATCGGTATGGGGCGCTGGGTCCGCGACCGGACCGAGCATCTCCTGATCGGCAAGCGCGGCGATTTCCCGGGCCTCATCATGGGGACGCAGCCGGAAAGCCTCTACTCCGAGGCGAAGGGTGCCCATAGCCGCAAACCGGTCTGGTTCGCCGAGATGATCGAACGGCTGTTCCCGGAAATGCGGAAGCTGGAGCTTTTTCAGCGCAAGGCGAGCCTCGGTGAAGGCGACATTCGGCTGAATGGCAGTTGGGATTTCTGGGGGTTCGAAGCCGGCGAGGGTGAGGCGATCTCGGTGGAGTCGACTGCTGCGGCCGCGACGGCCGATCGGCTCGCCGAAGCGCTGATCGATGCCAAGCTGGCGCCAAGCAGCGCTGTCCTGCATTTCGATCGCGGGTTGACCAACCCCGCGAGCGTGAGCCTACCGTCCAGGCTCTTCCGCTTCCCTATCGAGTTCATGAGTGCGGAAAGAGGCGGCGACGAAAGTCGGCTGCTGTTGCGTCATCCGTTGCTCTGGCAGGTTTCTGACGTCGTCGATTTCCTGGTTGAGGTCGAAAAGAAGACGGGTGTCCGACCGGTCTGGGAGCCTCTAGACGAATTCGGCCGCGACTTCGGCGAGAGGTGGCGCTGGTATCACGCCGTTGATCTCTGCAACGATCGGTACTGGCAAGGGTTGATTGAGACCATGCGGTTCACAGACCGCGACAAGGTCTTCGCCGCTGTCCAGATCGGTCTGGATGGGAAAAGTCTGTCGCTCAAGAACGCGCGTGCGATCATGTCGGAGCTTGAGAGCGCCGAACCGTCGACAGCTTTGAGCGTCGAACTGATGCTCGGCAATGCGCTCCGGCCTTACCAGCATGACAAGCGAAAGCTGATCTCGCCGAACATCGCCGTACGCGACGAGGCGGGCGCCTGGATGGTCATCCATGGTCTTGAAGATGGGTTCTTCAACTACGCCGGCAACTACCTATCGGTGACGCCGGACGGCATGGCGCGCCGAAAAGCCGCCGTCATTCCTGCCGGCGTTGAGCCGGCTCTTCCCCTCGAAATGGAGAGCAGCGATGAAGCTTGAAACGACTGCGCGTATCCTGAAGTCCGCTTTGACCGTCGTTGGCCGCGTGGTCGACAAGAGAACCACCATGCCGATCCTCGCCATGGTCAAGTTCGCCGATGGCGCCGTGACTGGCACGGATCTCGACAATGAAATCTCGGTGAAGCTGCCGGCGAGCGGATTTGAAGGCGCTGCCTGCTTGCCGCTGCATTCGCTCGCGCGCCTGGTCGCGCATCTAGCGCCGGACGAGCTCGTGCGGATCTCCGGCGACGGCAACGGTTCGACAATCAGCTTTTCATCCGGCCGCTATGACCTGCCTTCGATCGATGCCGGCGATTTCCCGGTGTTCAGTATGGCGGAGCCGCAACCGATCGCGCTCGACGGCGACCGCCTGAAGAAGGCTGTCACTTTCGTCGCGCCGTTCATCTCGAACGAAGAGACGCGCTACTACCTTAACGGGGTTCATATCTCCGAGGATGCGGCTGTAGCGACGGATGGGCATCGTCTCGGGTGGCATGCGCTCGGCTTCGAGGGGGGGGCATTCGGCAAGGCGATCCTCCCGCGGCGTCTCGTCGAAACGCTGATCGCATCGCCGCCACCAAAGTCGGCGGCGATGGACAAGGCCGGCAGCAGGGTCGCCTTCGAGATGGAGGGTATGTCCGTGCGCTCCAGGCTCATTGACGGGTTGTACCCGGACTATCGCCGCGTGATTCCGAGTATGTCCGAGAATGCTGCGCGGCTTGTGGTCGATCGACAGTCTCTTCTGCGAACCATGGCGCGAATTGCGGCGCTCAGGAAGCGCTACGGCGCTGATGTGACGCTTGCATGGGACGACGCGCGCCTGGCCGTTGCCACCAAGTTCAGCGATGGCGAGGCAACGGCTCGCGAGACGCTGTCGGTGTTGCGGCCGTCCACCGGTGGCACCTCGACGTACAACTGCCACTACCTCGCGGCGGCTATGCGCTGCCTGCGGTCTGAAGTCGTCAACATGTTCTGCGAGGATGGCCGCAGCCCGTCTGTCTGGCGCTGCGATGAAGACAGCATGATCGTGCTGATGCCCATGCGTGGCTCAAATGAGGATATCGCGACCAGCCTGCTGACCTCGCTTCAGGCGGGAAATCGGTTGGATGCGGCGGCATGACGGGACTGTTGCCGATCGTCGAGGAGCTGCTTGACGCTGCTGAACATTCGGAGCGCGCCCGCTGGTTGCTCGGCGTGCCTCTCGACGTGTTGACGCGTGAGCGGGTGCCGATCCGTCACGCGCTGGTCAAAGCCAATTTTCACGAGGGGCTTGCCTATTTCGAAGCCGAGATCGCGGCGCTGTGCGCGGTGCGCGGCCGTGATGGGTTGGCTCCGGTCACTGTTCGAACGACGCGGTAATACGCGCGCATCGGAGTTCAAGTCATCGCGCGCGGAGGGGCGCTGCAAGCCGAAGGGGATAGAAATGATACCGCTCGAACGCGCTAGCCAGCGCCGTTCCCGCTCTGCTGCCATGAGCGGCAATATGACCGATCTGAAGGCGCTCGCCGCCGTGTTTCTCTGGAAGTCCGGGCATTTCGACACACTCGACATCTCCGACGCGCTTGGCGTTGGCGAGGACGCCGTGTGCCGGACGCTTGCGGCCGCAAGGCATATCGAAAGGGGCGGGCAGTGAGCATCGCCATCATGTCACAGCTATTCAAGGCGCATCTCGGCTCAACCGGGCGCAAGATGCTTGCCGTTCGCTTGGCGGACTTCGCCGACGACGACGGCAAGGGCATCTGGCCGACGGTTGGCCGGCTTGCGCGCGAGACCGAACTTTCCGAGCGCACGGTGCAGCGGACCCTTGCCGAGTTCGTCGACGAGGGCCTTTTGATCGTCGTGAAAAAAGGCGGCAGCCGCCCGGGAGAGGGCACGCGCTACGACTTCAACATGGCGGTTCTGGCCCGTCTACCGTCGTCGAAATCGGTTGCCGACGGGTGTCATGGTGTCACCCATGACACAGTGACACCCATGACACCGGCGACAGCTACGGGTGACACTGACGACACTTACGGGTGTCACGGTGACACCCAAACCGTAATAGAACCACCAATAGAACCATCAGAGAGAGAGGGTGCGCGCGAAGATGATTTGAAGGATCGGGATGATCCCTCGAAGTTCGGCAAGCGGGTCAAGGCGCTGGAAATGGGCTCGGCTAACAATCCGTGGCCGGGAGCAATCGCCTCGTCGACGGCATGGGCTCTCCAGCAGTTCGAAAAGCTGACACCGGAAGAGCGTCGCATGGCCGAAGAGCGTCGGGACGCGTATCTCGCCGAGTGCAAGGCGCAGAAGGTCAAGAACGTCGCTCTGGGCGTCTACCTTCGCGACAAGAAGTTCATCGATGTGGCGGTGACGGCCAAGGCGCAGGCCTCGTCCACGAAAATCGTTGTCCCTTCGTTCGGGCCTGTTTGGGCCGGGATACGGGCGCTGGCGCTCCTGAAAGGCCCCGAGCATGTCGACGTGCCGCTCGACGTACGCGATCGTGTCAAGCAGACCTTCGAGGCACTGAGGCGCGCTAGTGAGGCGCGCGCCATGGCCTATCTCGCTGGCAAGGGCATATCCGTCGGTCACGACGGCGAATTGATCTTCCCCGAAGGCTTCAATGCGGCAGAGCGCGGCCGGCGTGAGCTGGAGAGCGGCTATCCAGCCGTCAATCGCTTGCACAAGATGGCGATGGGCTTCGAGCGCGGATCGGAAGAGGGGCGCTTCCAGGCTCTCGCCGATCTCTGCGAGGCGGTGCCAGTGGGCTCGGAAGTGTTCGAGCTGTGGCGCGATCATCACGCTCGCATGAACTGGCCGTTCGTGCCCGACGCCGGGTCGATGCGTGTCGTCTACTTCCCCAAAGGCGGGCCGGCTGGCCTGGAGCAGTTCGAAATCGCCGCGCGCGCGGCCGTCGCAGAGGACCGGAGCCATGATGATGCAGCATAAGTTTGACCTTGCGGGAGGCCAGCGTGGCGAGATCGTAGGAGCGCCGATCGGTACCGGTGGAAGAGATTGCTTCCGTGAGCGCATGCGCAGAATCACCGACAGCATGCTCGACGAGGGCGCTCTAGTGACGCTGAATTGCCGAATCAATGGCGGGAAGGCGCCATGGTTCGCATTGCGGGTCTGGACTGGCCGAGAGAAGGCTGTGGAAAAGGCGCTCGAAGAGATGGGTATCAGGTCGCTCGTGCCCATGCGCAAGGGGCCCGATTACCGTCGTCGCGGTCGTATCATCAAGGGCCAACTGGTGCCCGTCATTCATGGTTACGTGCTCGTGCAGCTGCTGTCGAGGCCCGAGTACCTTGCCGGATTGCAGGGCGTTGAGCATGCGATCGACGTGCTCGGAGGCTGTGAGAGGCCGAGGCGCTTGAGTGATGTAGAAGTCAACAGATTCAATATGCTTGCGTGCGGTGGTGAATATGATTTCGAGCGCCCGGCGGAGATCGTCGTTGGCGCTGGAGATCGCGTCCTGATCACCGCTGGACCGTTCGGAGGCATGACCGCTCACGTCGTCACGCCGAACAGGAACAGGCGTGGTGATGTGGTCGTCTCGGTCAGCATCATGGGCGGTGAGGTGCCGGTGACGGTCCCTCTTGCATTGCTCGAAAGGTTGTGAGAGTCATTTCGCCATTGGACTAGCTGATGATCCCGTAGTGAGCCTCTGTGAACGCACGAGAGTGTGGGGCCAAGAGCCCGAGGTTGGTACACCGGTCAGCCCCAGCCCTGACAGTCTCCCAAGCGAGACGCTTCGATTTAGGGCCAGTGCGAAAGCTATGACTAGAACGACAGGCGGCCGAGAGGTCGCCTTTTTCATTTAAAGGATATGGGCAGGCTCACCACCATCAAGCCAAGGCTAGGCACACTGGCACCACGATTGGGCCGAGCGCCTGGTGATGAGAAGGCAAGGCTTGCCGAGCGCGACCGCAACGTTGGTTGGCGCAGCTGGTACAAGACGGCGCGATGGCAGAAGCTTCGCATGCGTGTGCTGATCCGAGATCACTTCACGTGCCAAATGGTCGGATGCGGACGCATCGAGCCCGAGACCTCGCAACTCGTGGCGGACCACAAGATCCAACATCATGGCGAAGAGGCGATGTTCTGGGATGAGGGCAACCTCCAGTGCCTTTGCAAGCCCTGCCATGACAAGCTGAAACAGAAGCAGGAGCGGGCGCAGCCGCACCGATAGGGGGGTGGGTCGAAAGTCTGAACGGCCTCGCCGCCTAGACCCGCGCCCCTCTCATTCAGAGATTTTTTAATCGTGACCGAAGTTTTTGACCTCTTTGGCAACCCCTATGTGGAGAAGCCAACCAAACGGGGCAGGCCTCCGCACGATGTCACGCTGAAAACTCGCAACAGAGTCAACATGTTAGTGGCGCTCGGGTGGACTAACCCTCGGATTGCCTTGGCGATGGGCGTCACTCTTCCCACGCTGCACAAGCATTATTTTTACGAGCTGCGCCAAAGGGAGGTTGCTCGCGATCGCCTTGAACTCCGCCGGCTTGAGATGGCGTGGGACCTGGCGGAAGCCGGCAACGTCGGCGCGCTCAAGGAGTTCGGCAAGCTCCTCGAGCGCAACGATCGGATGGAAGTCGAGCGTGAGCTTGGCTCTTCGCCCAAGCAGCCGGAAGAGAAGCCTGCGGCGCCGGAGCGTGTCGGAAAGAAAGTTCAGGACGCCCAGCGGGCGCTCGACGCCGATGCCGACTTGATGGCCGAGCTGGAGCAGGAAGCAACTCAGAATGCTCGACACCACTGAGGAAGATCTGCCGCGGTTCGCATGTCCAGACTGGTGGGAGAAACTACAGGCCGGCGAAACGCCGATGGCGGACGTGCCGCTCAACAAGCAGCGTGCAGGGAAAGCCCTGGCGTTCTTCAATCGTCTGAGGCTGCCAGACATACCCGGAAATCCGCCGCTGGCGGAGGCGTGCGGCGACTGGTTTCGAGACATCCTTTGCGCATTCCTTGCCAGCGAGGACCCGGAGACGCAACGGCGTCTGGTCTGGGAACTTCTCTGCATGGTGCCGAAGAAGAATTCGAAGACGACCTATGTCGCGGCGCTGGGTTTGACCGCGCTCTTCATGGAGGAGGCGCCAAACCGCCAGATGCTGATCGTGGCGCCAAGCCAGAACATATCCGAGCGCTGCTTCGAGCAGGCTCAGGGCATGATCCGGATCGACCCGAAGCTTAGCGATGTCTTCAAGGTGCAGGACCACCTGAAGTGCATCACCCGCACAAAAACGGGCACCAAGCTCAACGTGAAGACCTTCGACACGTCGATCGTCACGGGTGAAATTCCGGTTCTGACCATCATCGACGAGTTGCACGAGCTCGGGAAGAACGCCAAGGCGACACGCGTCATGCAGCAGATCCGCGGCGGTGGTATCACCAAGCAGCGCGGTCAGGTGCTGATGATCACGACACAGTCCGACGAGCGTCCCGCTGGAATCTGGGAGACCGAACTTAAAAAGGCCCGTGCCATCCGTGACGGCAAGGGCGGCGCGGCTCCGATCATGCTCCCGGTGCTCTATGAGTTTCCTCGGGAGAAGCAGCTCGATCAGGATTATTGGCGCGATCAAAAGAACTGGTCCTTCCTGCTGCCGAATCTGGGTCGCTCGATCGATCCGCAGGCGCTGATCGACGACTATGAGAACAACGGCAAGGTCAGCAAGGAAACGGAACAAGTTTGGACCAGCCAGCATCTGAACATCGAGATCGGTGTCGGTCTCGGCGGCGATGCCTGGTCCGGCGCCATACATTGGACGGACTGCATCGACGAGAAGCTGACCGGGCTGGAAGATCTGCTGGCGCGCTCTGAAGTTTGCACGCTTGGAATCGACTGGGGCGGTGCAGACGACTTAGCCGGTCTCTACGTCATTGGACGTGAGATGAAGACAAAGCGCTGGCTTGGATGGGGGCGGGCGTGGGCGCGCGAGACCGTCTTCGAGCGCCGGAAGAGCATCGCGGCGCAGCTTCGCAAGTTTGCAGAAGATGGTGACTTGGTCATCTGCGCATCGGGAGAGGAGCAGGCGGCATCGGCCGCCGAGATCTGCCAGCGCGTGGCAAACTCTGGTCTTCTGCCGGAAACCTCCGGGATCGGACTTGATAGCGCCGGCGTTGCGCTTTTGCTGGATGCCCTGGAGGGTCTCGGCCTTGAGCATCCGCTTGTCCAAGCGGTGATGCAGGGATGGAAATTGCAGACGGCAATCTCGTCGGTCCCGTTGAAGCTCGAAGATCGCCGGTTCCTGCATGGCGACCAGCCGATCATGGCCTGGTGCGTCGGCAATGCAAAACAGACGCTCAGAGGCAGCAATTACGTGGTGACCAAGGAAGTGTCCGGCGCCGCGAAGATCGACCTCCTAATGGCATTGTTCAACGCGGCGATGCTGATGTTCATGAACCCGGAAGCCAAGCGCGAACCGGAGTTTCAAATGCTGGTTTTCGGCTAAGCGCCCCAAGAGGAATCCCGACATGAACCGGATGTATTCGGTCCTGACCGTCAAGGCGGTCGAGGAAGAGCAGCGCATTATCCGCGGCGTCGCCACGACGCCGAACCCTGACCGGGTGGGCGACATCGTCGAACCCTTGGGCGTCCAGTTCAAGAACCCGATGCCACTCCTGCATCAGCACGATCACGACAAGCCTGTCGGGACCGTCACCTTCGACAAACCCACGAAGAACGGCGTCGCTTTCGAGGCGAAGCTGCCGAAGATCGAAGAGCCCGGGCCGCTGCGCGATCGCATCGAAACGGCGTGGGGTGAGGTCAAGGCCGGGCTGGTGCGCGCCGTCTCGATCGGGTTTCGCTCGCTGGAGCACTCGTGGATGGATGATGGCGGCATCCGCTTCATCTCCACTGAAGTGCTAGAGCTCTCGCTCGTCAGCGTACCGGCCAATGCCGACGCCGTCATTTCCACCATCAAGTCGATCGATGCCCCATTGCTCGCCGCGTCCGGCAAGGAGCCGAGGGCAACCGATCGACCTGCTCGCCCCGGCGCCACGGGAAAAACCACGAAACCTGTCAGTCTCAAACCACAGAAAGGAACTGCAATGAAGACCATTGCGGAACAGATCGCGGCGCTGGAAGCCTCGCGGCTTGCCAAGGCTGCGCGTATGGCGGAAGTCATGCAGAAGTCCATCGACGAAGGCCGCTCTACCGACCAGGCCGAGCAGGAAGAATTCGATACTCTCGAATCGGAAATCGGCGCGCTCGATGGCGACCTGAAGCGACTGCGCTCGCTCGAAAAGGCTCAGGCATTGACCGCAAAGCCGGTGATTGCCAGCCAGATCAAGAGCAGCGACGCCGGGACTACATCGCGTCTCGGCGCCCCGGTCGTCATCAAGGCTGATAAGGACGAGGCCTTTGAAGGTCAGAACTACACCCGCATGGTGATCGCCAAGACTTTGGCGCGCATCGACGACCTGTCGGCGGTTGGCGTTGCGCATAAACGCTGGGGGCGGAGCAATCCGCAGCTCGTCGAAAGCATCAAGGCCGCCGTCGCTGGTGGCGGCACGGACTCCGGCGAGTGGGGTGCCGAACTCGTCCACATCGATCGCTACACGGGCGATTTCATTGAGTACCTGTACAGCCGTACCGTCTTCGACAGGCTGCCGCTTCGCGAGGTGCCGGCCAACATCAATATCGCCGGCCAGGACGGCGCGGCGACTGGCTACTGGGTCGGTCAGTCCAAGTCCATTCCGGTCAGCAAGGCTGACTTCATGGATGTGAACCTGACCCCGCTCAAGGTGGCCGCTCTGGCTGTTGTCTCGAAAGAACTGCTCCGTGACTCCTCGCCTTCGGCCGAGAAGCTGGTGCGTGACTCTCTGGTCAACGCTTCGGCGCAGCGTGTCGACCAGACGTTCCTCGGAACGGCGGCGGCATCTGCCGGCGTGTCTCCGGCCGGAATTCTCAATGGCCTCACGGCAGGTACCAGCGCGGGCCCGGATGTCGAGGGTGTCATCGCGGACGTGAAGGCCCTCTACGCGGGTTTCATCGCCGCGAACAATGCCGACGACCTCCAGTTCGTCAGCACTCAATCGCTGTCGAAAGCGCTGGGGCTGATGCAGAACGTCATGGGCAATTTCGCATTCCCCGGCCTCTCGGCGAACGGCGGCGCGCTCCTCGGAGATCCGCTGGTTGCTGGCGGCAATGTTGGGGTTGGCGACTTCATTCTGCTGAAGCCATCCGACATCTACAAGATCGGCGACCGCGGCGTGGAGGTTTCCCTCTCCTCCGAGGCGGCGATCCAGATGGATGACGCCCCGAACGGCGCCTCCGACACTCCGACGGCACACACCGGCGTCGTTTCGATGTTCCAGACCGAGTCCGTCGCCATCAAGGTTGTTCGCCCGCTGAACTTCGCAAAGCGCCGCGCATCTGCGGTCGCCTACATCGGCAATGCCGATTACGGCGCTGCTGTCTCTTGATCGTCGTCGCAGCATTGGTGGGGCCATCCCAGGCCTCACCTTCCTTTTCGAACTAGATGATGGAGGGCCGCCCCGATGGATCTGATCGCTACTCGCCGGTTTACCTATGCTACCCGCCGACTTTTGCCGGGCGACCGGTTTGCGGCGGCTGACCGGATTGCCCGGGTTTTGATCGCTGTGCGTAGAGCCGAGCAGGCCCCGCCAGAGGAGCCCAAAGAAGTTCCGCCCCAAGACACGTTGTCCATGCTGCGGGCGGAATACGAACGCGCGCTCGGAAAGCGAGCCTATCATGGTTGGGACGAGGACGAGTTGCGCGCGAAGATCGCCGTTGCGAAGGAAGACTGATGCGCATCCTCGGTTTCAACATCGGACGTCGGCGCGAAAAAGCTCTCAATGCCGTCAATCCAAACCGTGGTGGTTGGTTGCGGATCATGGAGAGCTTCACTGGCGCCTGGCAGCAGAACGTCGAGGTGAAATACGACTCCGTTCTGTCGTATCACGCTGACTTCGCCTGCCGAACGCTGATTGCTTCGGACATCGCGAAGCTGCGCATCAAGCTCGTCGAGCGCGATGACGATGGCGTCTGGAGCGAAACCAAGAAATCTTCCTATTCGCCTGTCCTGCGCAAGCCGAACCATTTCCAGAACCGGATCCAGTTCATGGAGTGCTGGGTTCTGTCGAAGCTGCAGCGCGGCAACGCCTACATTCTGAAGCAGCGCGACGCCCGCGGTGTTGTGGTACGGCTTTATGTCCTGGACCCTCTGCTGGTCACGCCACTGATCAGCGACGACGGCAGCGTCTTCTACCAGCTCCAGTCCGACAATCTGGTCGGGCTCGGCGAGCCGAGCATCACCGTGCCGGCGCGCGAGATCATTCACGATCGCTTCAACTGCTTTTTCCACCCGTTGGTCGGGCTTTCGCCGATCTTCGCTGGGGGCCTTGCAGCCATGCAGGGACTTGCGATTCAGAATGACAGCACGCGGTTCTTCGAGAACGGCGCTCGTCCAGGCGGTGTCCTTACCGCACCAGGGTCCATCAGCGACGATACCGCGAAGCGTCTCAAGGAATACTGGGACCAGAATTTCTCCGGCAAGAATGCCGGCAAGGTCGCTGTCCTCGGCGACAATCTCAAATACGAGGCGATGCGGGCGAAAGCCGTCGATTCGCAGCTAATCGAGCAGCTCAAATGGTCCGCAGAGGTCGTTTGCTCCGTCTACCATGTGCCAAACTACAAGGCCGGCGTCGGATCGATGCCTACCCACAACAATATCCAGTCGCTCAACGTTGAATATTACTCCCAGTGCCTCCAGGTGCTGATCGAGTCGATCGAGATCTGCCTCGACGAGGGGTTGGGAATGGGTGAAAGCATCGGCACGGAGCTCGATGTCGATGGGCTATTGCGCATGGACAGCATCACCCAGATGGATGTTCTCGACAAGGCCAAGGGCGTAATGACACTCGACGAGCGCCGCAAGAAGATCGACCTCAAGAAAGTCACTGGCGGAGACACCATCTATCTCCAGCAGCAGGATCATTCGCTCGAGGCGATCGCGGCGCGCGATGCGCAGCTGATTGCGCAGTCTCAGGCGTCGCAGGCCGTTCCGGATGAACTAACCGACAACTCCGATGATGATGATGCCGCCGCGCTTGCGCAAGCGGAACAGCGCGCCTTCTTTGCCGAGGCCATGCTGGCATTTCAGAAAGGTCTCGCGGCATGATCGACGCCAAGGCATTCGGACTTGAACTCGCCGGCATCGTGAAGGCGCAACTTGATCCCGTCACGGCGCGGCTCGATGCGTTGGAGCGGCGTCTCGATGGAATGCCCACGCCGCGCGACGGCAAGGATGCGGATATCGATGATGTTCGCCGGCTGGTTGGCGAGGAACTCTCTTCGCTGAAAGCTGCGATTGAGGCGATACCCGCGCCCCCGGAGATGCCCGAGATCCAGTTTCCGGAATTGCCTGATCTCGATGTCCTGGTCGCCGATGCGGTAGCGTCGGCATTTCAGGCGATGCCGATCCCGCAGGACGGAAAGAGCGTATCAATCGAGGATGTCCGACCTTTGGTCGTCTCCGAGATTGAGCGGCAGGTGTCCGCACTGCCGGTGGCGAAAGATGGCGAGCCTGGCGCTGACGGCATCGGTGTTGCTGGCGCAATCATCGATAGGGACGGCAACCTTATCATTACGGCGACCAACGGCATGCCTTACAATCTGGGCAAGGTCGTCGGAAAAGACGGTGACCCCGGTCACGATGGGTTCTCGCTGACGGATTTCGACGCGACGCTGATGGATGATGGCCGCACCGTGCTTCTGTCGTTCGAGCGTGGTGAGCAATCGTTCAAGGTCGAGCTTGGCATTCCGGCCATGATCTATCGCGGCGTCTACCGAGAAGGCACTTACCAGAAGGGCGATACGGTGACTTGGGGTGGAAGCCTCTGGCATTGTGACGCCGACGAAACCACCGAGAAGCCTGACAGCAGCGCGAAGCATTGGACTCTGGCTGCAAAGAAGGGACGCGACGGCAAGGATGGTACGGTGAAGGAGATGACGCCCGCCACTCCGGTTCGCGTCGGTCTGCCGGCGGAGGCGCGGTGATGGTTGCTTTCGTGTCGCTTGAATATGTGAAGCGTCGCCTTCGTATCGACCATACCGACGACGACGAAGTTTTGACGGACCTGATCGAAAGCTCGACAGACGTCGTTATCAATCACCTGAAATCAGCCGCAGATGCCTATCTCGACAGCGGTGGCGATGTCCCGAGTGGCGTCGAAGTTCCCGCTGCGATCAAGACGGCGACGACGATGCTCGTCGGCTATCTCTATCGGGATCCGGATCAGGACCCGGAGAAGGCCTTTGGCGAAGGCGAGTTGCCAGGCCCGGTTGTCGTCATCCTTCGTCCTCTAAGAGACCCGGCACTGGCCTGACCATGAATCTTGAACTGGCGAAGTCGCTGAATCAGGACATACCGTCCTGGTGGCCTAATTGGCATGGCCTAACCTGTGTCATTATTGCCGGCGGACCTTCTGCGAAGTCGCAGGATCTCGCGCTGGTGCGGGAGAGCGGTGCCAAGGTCGTTGTGGTCAATAATGCCCATGAGCTGGCGCCGTGGGCCGACGTTCTCTTTGCGTGCGATCTCGCCTGGTGGCGTCGGTATGGTCCCGATCTTCAGTTTGAAGGCCTCCGTCTTTCGACGGATCGAAGCGTGTGTGAACCGGTGGCACCCTGGCGCGTGCAGTGCGTCATGGTCGACAAACCGAGCGACCGGATGAACTTCGCGCAATTCAATCGGGTGGGTTGGGGCGGCAACAGCGGATTTCAGGCGCTCAATCTGGCTGTGCAGTTCGGTTGCATGAAGATCGTTTTAGTCGGCTTCGACATGACGACGGCCTATGGACTTCATTGGCACGGAGCGCACCCGGCGGGAATGAATAATCCCTCTGAGGGCAATATCGCGAGATGGCGACGGGCGCTGGATGCGGCGGCTGACCAGATCGAGCATCTAGGCATCGACGTGATCAACGCAAGCGTCATATCGACGCTCACGCGTTATCGAAAAGCGTCTCTCGCCGAGGCGTTGTCGGCATGAAGGTGTTGTGCGTTCTTCGCTCGAGCCGCGATTATCGGCCAGAGCATGTGGTGAGGCTGCGCGACCAGGTGCTGGCGCATCTTCCGGGGGCTGACTTCTGCTGCCTATCCGATGTTGCGGTCCCTGGCGTCGATTGCCTGCCGCTGGAATACGCTTGGCCGGGCTGGTGGGCGAAGATGGAAGTGTTTCGGCCGTCGATCAAAGGGCCGGTGCTGTTCTTCGATCTCGATACATCGATCGTCGGCGACCTCTCGGAGATTGCTGCGGTCGATCGTCTGTCAATCATGCGAGACGTGTACCGGTCCGCCGGATTGCAGTCGTCGATGATGTTTTTGCCGGAGGCGTCCCGTGAGCGGATCTGGCTCGAATGGATCGAGCGGCCGGATCATTGGATGAGCGTCTATGCCCGGGGCGGCGACCAGGCCTTCCTTGAGCGCTTCTGGCTCGATCGGGCGACGCGCTGGCAGGACGAACTGCCGGGGCAGGTTGTCTCCTACAAGGCGCACGTCCGCGAGGCGGTGCGCAAGGATCTTGAAACTGGTGACGGCAATATACCGGAAGGAGCGCGCGTCGTGATCTTCCACGGAAAGCCGCGACCTTGGGAAATTGGATGGTGATCGTGCAGCCTTTTGAACAGCGGGGAACCGCAATCCTTAAGCGCCTTCCCCAAAATGCGAAGGCAGCGGAGATCGGCGTGCTGATCGGCACGTTGTCGGCGTTTCTTCTCCAGTCGCGCGGTGACCTGAAGCTGTTGATGGTCGACAGCTGGGCGCCGGCCGATCAGCAGCCGGAGCGATACAAGCTGACCGGCGACACGCACTCTAGCCATGATCTGGCCCGCGTGCAGCGTCATCGACAAGAGGCAGAGGCTCGTGTTCGGAGGTTCTCGGATCGCGCCATCATCATGCCGACGACCTCGGCGACTGCTGCCGAAGAGGTGGCAGACGGTTCGCTGGATCTCGTATTCATCGATGCTGACCATTCCTATGAAGGCGTCCGCGACGATATCTCCGCTTGGCTACCGAAAATCCGCTCCGGCGGATGGGTCGGCGGTCATGATTACCGCAACCCGGATCCGCGTTTCCGTTTTGGTGTCGATCGCGCTGTCGACGAGTGGGCGGAAGCGACCAGTCGACCAATTGAGACTGATCTGAACTTCACGTGGTTTGCGAGGGTCTGATGGCTGATCGTGGCGCCGGACAGCTCTTCGAGAGGGTCGCTTTCGACGAGCGGGCTAACGCCAGCGACGGCGAGGGCAACATCGAGGGGGAGTTTGTCCAGCAGTTTGAATGCCGGGCCGGGTTCACTTTCCTTCGCGGTGGTGAGACCGTCATCGCCGGTCGGCTTGAAGGGCGCCAGCCTGTTGTCGTGAGGGTCCGGCGCAGCAGCAACACGCTGCGCATCGAGTCCGACTGGCAGATGCGCGATCTGGGTAAAGGTGAGTGGCTTGGCGGCTCTGGCGCCGAATACTGGTCAGGCCCTTGCTACGCTGTGCGCTCGGTTATTCCGACTGACGATCGGCTTTTCCTCGACATCACCGTTGAGAGCGGCGTGGCAGCATGACGATTGAAGGTTTGGAGCGACTGAACCGCAAGCTGACGAAGGCGATCCCGGCTGCGGCGTACAGGCGCGTCAAGGAAGCACTGGAGGCGAGCGCCAACGAGGCCGTCGCGGCAATGAAGCGCCTGGCTCCCGTTGACGATGGCGATCTTCAGATGAGCATCTCCTGGACGTGGGGCGATGCGCCGAAAGGGGCGCTTGCTATCGCGACCAGCAAGGGCAGCGCCGACGGAATGCGGATCACGATCTACGCCGGCGGCGGTGATGCCTTCTATGCTCGCTTCGTCGAGTTCGGCACGGCGCCGCACGTCAACGGCGGGCTCTATGCCGGGTCGAAACATCCCGGCACGCGGGCGCAACCGTTCTTCTTTCCCGGCTGGCGCGTGGTCCGGCGGAAGGTGAAGGGGCGGGTGACACGCAACATCAAGCGGGCGATCAAGGAGGCTGCATCATCATGAGCCCCAGTCGGGAACTTTGGAACCTGGTTCGCGACAGCCTTCTCGCCGAAACAGCAGTGATGGCGGAGATCGACGCGATCTACGACAAGGTGCCGTCTAAGCCATGGGGCGCGAAGAAGGCTTACATCAGCCGCGGACCGTTTTTCGGCGCGCCCGATGACGCAGACTGCATCCCCGGGCAAGAGATTACGCTGCAGATCGATATCTGGTCGCAGAAATCGAATCGCTGGTCGGTTGATGAAATCGTCGCAGCAATTCGAGCCGCATTGCACGAGCGCGACCTGCAATTGACCGAGAATGCGCTGGTTGAATTGCGGGTGACGCTCTGGCGCATCATCGACGATCCGGACCCGCTCACCGTCCACGGGATCGTGCAGGTCACGGCCTTGGTCGAGGAGGCGAATGGGACGTAAATGGCTTGGATGATTGTCTATCGTGAAGGAAATTTCCGGCGACCAAACTCGAAGTTCTCCTTCAATTTCAAGCCGGGGCCGGTGCCACAAGAGCATCCCGCCGATGTCGTCGAATATGCCATCTCGAAAGGGATGGCGGAACGTGTGCCGGCGCCGAAGCGTCGCGCGAAGTCCGCTCTGAGCGGCGGCAAAGGGGCGTAGCCCCAATCACCTGAAACCGGGCCCCGTAAGCCCTTTTGTCCAGGCTGGTTTTCCGGCCCGTTTTCACATGGAGAAACGACATGACACGCGCTGTCACCGAGAATTTTCACGAAATGGTCGTTGAGGTCGAGACGACGCCGGGTAGCGGTGTCTTTGCCAAGCTCTGCGGCCTCACCTCGCGGACCACGAATCGTACGTCGAACATGAGCACCTCGGAGGTGCCGGATTGCGACAACGAAGCGCTGCCGGCCGCCGTCGAGCGCGCGGTCCAGTCGCAGGAAGTCACGATTTCTGGCACTGGTGTCTGGGCAGCGCAGAGCCACGGCACGATGATGGACTGGTGGTATTCGGGCGCCACCAAGAACATTCGTGTTGGCCACTTGAAGGCAGAGCCGGGCGACACGGAATACGAAACCGGGCCGGCCTATCTCGTCACGCTTAACAACACGGCCGAACGTGGCGCGAAGGTGACGGCGGAAATCGAAATCCAGTTCGATGGACTGCCGGTCCGTACTCCGGCGGCTAGTGGCACCTGATGCGCGCCGTCGATCTGACCTGGGCGGGCGGGGAGCACAGCTTCTCGCTCACCATCGACCTTCTCAGAGCGTTGCAGCTCAAGTGCGATGCCGGCCCGCAGTTCATCCTGGAACGGCTGACTAGTCGGCGTTGGATGGTCGACGACGTGATCGAGCCGATACGGCTC